ATGGCCGTGGGCAGCACGTCCAGGCCGTCGGAGTGCGGGACGATCAGGTTGTTGATGTCGCGGGCGTCGTCGGTCATCTGGTCCAGCTTGCCGATCAGGTGGGAGCCCAGGCCGTAGGGGCGGATCAGCTCCCGCATGGCCATCATCACTGTGAGGTGGCCCTGGGGGTCGAGGTCCACCAGCAGGACCCGGTTGCCCTTGGCGGACAGCGCGCCGCCGACGTTGACGGTGGTCGTCGTCTTGCCGACCCCGCCCTTCTGGTTGACCATCGCCGTGATGCGGGCGCGGCTTCGTGGGGTGGTGTTCATGCCCGCACGGTAGCGACGGGCGGCGGCCTAGGCCATGACGGTAGCTGATCCAGCCCGACAAGCTGGGCGCATGACCAAGTTCAAGGTAGGACCCGAGTTCCGGCTGGGTAGCCAGGACCTCACCTACCACGTTGAGGAATCCAGGGTTGAGATGGACGGCGAGTCCGTCAGGGTGTACCTGGCCATGCGTCAGGTGACCGTGAGCAGGGCCACGGATGGCGTCACCGTGATTGAGCTTCAGGAGTAGGTCGTGTCGTCCATCAGCCGGTGCCCGAGCTGTACGAGACGCTGGTCTGGCCTGCGTGCGGCGCACTGTGCGGCTTGCCACTGCACGTTCTCCGGGGTCTCCGCCTTCGACCGGCACCAGCGTGGCGGCCGGTGCCAGCATCCGGCGGTCGTCGCCCTGGACGAGCGCGACGGCGTGTGGCGCTTCCCCGGCCCCTCCGAATCCCCCTGGAAGCCGCAGCCCGCGACCTTAATGCTTTGATCTGCGCATCCTTCCCCCAGGCCGAACCTGGGGAGGAACGCATGACCACCTGCACCGTCGAGCACTACCGAGACCCCGACCGCCCACGCCGCACCTTCGACGGCTACACGATCTGCGGCGGCTGCGCCAAGGGCCTGGAGCGCGACCTGCACGCACTGCCCCGGCTGTACGAGGACCTGGCCCACCTGCACGGAGCCCGCCGCCACGGCCAGAGCTCGAAGGTCTCCGGAACCTCAGCACCGCGCCTGCCCATCGACGTCGTGGTGGCCGACGTACGCGCCGACATGCGCGGCACCGTCATCGACTGGTGCGTCTTCGCCGCTCAGGAAGCCCGCGCCGTCAGCGCCGCCGGGGCTCAACGCTGGCTCTCACTCGATGTCGGGCACGGCGCCGGGTGGCTCAACTTCCACCGCGACTTCTGCTCCCGGCAGGACTGGTCACCCGAGCTGGTCACCGCGATACGCCAGGCCCGGTCCCGCGCGGTCCGCCTGCTCAACCCCCGCCAGCGCCAGCAGTTCGCCATCCCCGGCGCTGACGGCCAGTGCGTCCGCGACCCCGACGGCACACCCTGCCCAGGGCGGCTCTGGGTGACAATCCCCACCCAGGAGGAGGAATCCTCCCTCATCGAGTGCGATACGTGTTACTACGAATACCCTCCGATGTCCTGGCTGCGCCTGGGCAAGCAGGTCCACGCTCGTAAGGTCGCGGCATGACCGGCTACATCACGGCCACCGACGTCGCCCACATCTACAAGATCAGCCTGAACCACGTGTATGTCCTTGCATGTACCAGGCGATGGGGCCGCTACCGCGACGGCCAGGGCCGCGTGCACTACCGCCTGGACCACGTGGCCGACACGCTGGCCAGCCAGGATGCGACAACGCCCCAGATCATGCTTTAAGATCCGGATCATAGGTTGGGGGATCTTGCACTCAAGGTCTGGTCGCTCGGATCGCTAGACCCCAGCCGACCTGCATGTACGCGCTTGCCTACCCACCCCCGGGGCAAGCGCTTCTTCATTTCCCGAACCGGCGCCTCAGGGCCGCCCCACACCCGGCTGATGATTCCCTCCCCGGGATGTGCCGCATCAGCCCCGGTGCACGTCCGCCCCGAGTCGCCTTGACCGACCCCCGCCTGCTCGCCTCCTTCGGGCGGGCGTCAACGAGCAGGCGGGGTCGGCCTCACAAGCCCCCGCCTCCGCGCCCTCCTGCCGGAAGGCCGGTGCCCTCTCGCCACCGAGGAGGCGGGCCGGGACGTCTCGCACCAGAGGTGAGTGCGGGGCGTCCCACCTCCACAGTTCTCCAGGCAGTGGCGATGTGGTGCAGCGGGAGATCCGCTGCCACCCCTTCGCAAGCTGGGGCCATGAATCAGTAGCCACTGCCTGGGTCCGCACCACGCAGGAGATGGCGTGCCCAAGCGCGAGTGCCTGACCTGCCGAGTTCTGCACGACGGACCAGGCTCACGCTGCCCACGTCACACACGCGCACGTGAGCAGGTGAGAGACAGAGCACGCGGCACAGCAGCACAACGCGGCTACGACTACACGTGGCAGCAGCTCTCAGCCCTAGTGGTCGCGCACTACAAGCAGTGCATGAGCTGCGGAGACACAGGAACACTCGGCAACCCGCTCACGGCAGACCACATCATCCCCAAGTCCCGAGGCGGGACGGATGACTGGGCCAACCTGACCTGCCTGTGCCGCGAGTGCAATAGCCGCAAGGGCTCACAGGCTCGCTGATACAGCAGGTCAGCAGGGGTCAGGGGAGGGGGGCACCCCTCACACGGGGATCGGGAGCTGACCCCATAGACCCTCACACTCAAGGCCTTTTTCGCAGGTACCAAGATCGCTAATTTTCTCCCACTCCATTTTCCCGAGGTGCTTCCGCATGCCCAGAGCGAAGAAGGTCGCGGGCACGGCCGTGGACAAGCGGAACGGCCAGCAGGTCCTCGGCGTGGTTCCCGGCCTGAAGGTGGAGAAGTTCGCGCCTCCGCGCGGCCTGTCCAAGCCCGCCAAGGCCGCGTGGGACGCGTTCTGGGAGGACCGGCCCGCGCACCTGGTCACCCCGGCGGCCAAGGTCGTGCTGCTGCGCTGGGTGGACGCGCTGGATCGCTACCTGCGGACGGTGGCGGAGGCGGACCAGTCTCCGCTGGTCGAGGGGTCGCAGGGGCAGGAAGTACTGAACCCGCTGTACAAGATCGCCGAGCAGGCCATAAACGTGGTCGAGCGGTGCGAGAAGCAGCTGGGCATCGGCGGTCTGAACGCCGCCTCGCTGGGCCTGGCTGCCATCTCCGAGCAGCGGTCGCTGGCCCAGATGAACGCCCGCTACAGCGATCCGGGCGCCGCTGAGGACGATGACGACCCGGACCCACGTCTGCGGATCGTCAGCGGTGAGGTCGTCGATGGGGCCTGATCAGCCCTGTCAGGCGTGCGGGTGGGCATCGGACCCGGGCGCACTGTGGCCGTCCCTCGGCGGCATGGCCGTGCGCTGGATTCAGGACAACTTGTGCTTCCCGGAAGGGGACACGTTCGGCCAGCCGTTCCGGCTGCGCGAGGACCAGAAGCGGTTCCTGTGGGACTGGTACTCGCACTGCCCGCAGTGCCAGCAGTGGCGCTACGACGAGGGCGTACGCGGCGCGGCAACGGGCGACGGGAAGACTACCTTCATCGCGGCCATCGCCCTGCTGGAGTTCGCAGGGCCGCCACAGATCGCCCCCATCTCGCCAATGATCGACATCGCGGCAGCTTCCCTCGATCAGGCCAACGAGCTGTTCGCCAAGGCCGGACAGATGGTCGGCGGCCAGAACGACGAGATCACCGAGGCGCCCCTGTGTGGGTTCTTCGCCGTCTACGACAAGGTCATCCGGTTCCGAGACGGGCAGCCGGGCGAGATCCGGCGCGTGGCGGCCATGGCCGGGACGAACGAGGGCGGCCTGCCGCACCTGTTCATCGCGGATGAGGTGCACGAGTGGGGCGACGTCGGCGAGAAGAGCGCCCGCGTCCACACGGTCATCTCCAAGTCGACCAAGAAGCGCAACACGGCGCGCGGGTCCGGGCGGGTGCTGAACCTGTCGACGGCTGGTTTCGACGTGGACCACTCCCTGCTGGGCGTCATGTACAAGCGCGGCCTGAAGGCGCTGAAGGATCCCTCGCTCGCGCCGCGCCTGCTGTTCGACTGGCAGGAGGCTCCCGAGGACCTGGACTACGAGGACCCCAAGCAGCGGGCCATCGCGGTGCGCGCCGCCTCGAAGGCGGCCGGGGTCCTGTGGAACATCGCCGACCGGGTCGACGACTGGGGCAAGCCGTCGATGCCCCGGCACGAGTGGATGCGCTACTACGCCAACCGCTGGGTGGACATCGCCGAAGACTCCTGGCTTAAGGACTACCCGGGCGCCTGGGACAAGTGCGCCGGTGACGCCACGATCCCCGACAAGGCCGACGTGGTCGTGGCGGTGGACATGTCCTCGAAGCACGACTCGACGGCCGTCCTAGCTGCTTGGAAGCGGCCGGATGGCAAGGTCGCGGTCAAGGCCAGGATCTGGAAACCCGACGGCAGCGGGAAGATCGACCACCTCGCCGTCATCGACTACATCCGGTTCGACCTGGCCAACGCCTACACGGTCACTGAGGTCACCTACGACCCGCGCTTCTTCGAGGTCCCCGCCCGGATGCTCGAAGACGAGGGCTTCAACATGGTCGAGTTTCCGCAGAGGCCTGAGCGGATGGCTCCAGCGTGCGGTCACGCCCTGGTGGCCGTCGTCAATGGCGACGTCGTTCATGACGGGGATCCCGATCTCGGCGCCCACGTCAAGTCTGCCGCCATCCGTCCCGGAGAGCGCGGTTTCACCCTGTCCAAGGGCAAGTCCAAGCGCAAGATCGACGGCTGTGTGGCGCTGGTCATCGCGCTGTGGCGGATCGCCGCCCCTGACCCGGTCGAGGAGCACAACGTTCCCGGCTTCGCCTTCTTCGACCTCTGACCTGAAACCGGGTGATCACGCTGTTCAAGCTCGACCGGGCGTCGGTGGGGTTCATCGTCGGGGCCGTCCTGATCGTCGTCGGCCTGTACCTGCTCGCCGGGATCCCTGCGGCTCTGATCGCCTCGGGCGTCGCCGTTCTCGTCGGATCCGTCCTACTGGTGGATGTCGACGCCCCGCCGCCTGGCGTTGATGAGGAGCTCGCCCCGTGAACCTTCTCCAGCGCGCCAGCCAGCGCCTTGGCCGCAAGGGGCTGACCATCAACGGGCACACCAGCTCTGGCCCGTGGGCGGACTCGCCGTTCTGGGACCTGCAGCGCGCCCGCTACAACTGGCTGTCTCCGACCTCGCTGGCCTACAACGAAGAGACCATCGAGAACGACTTCGAGGGCTACCTGTCCGGAGCGTTCAAGGGCAACGGCCCGGTGTTCTCGCTCATGCTGGTCCGCCTGCAGATCTTCTCCGAGGCGCGCTTTCAGTTCCGTCAGCTGCGTCACGGCCGTGGCGGCAAGCTGTTCGGCACGCCCGCCCTGAACCTGCTGGAGAATCCGTGGCCGGGCGGCACCACCGGTGACCTGCTGGCTCGCATCATCGCCCACGCGGACCTGGCCGGGAACGCCTACGTCACCAAGGTCAAGGATCAGTACGGCGAGCGGCTGCGGCTGCTGCGGCCGGACTGGGTCACCATCATCTCCGAGTCGGCCAGCGACCCCTCGTCGCCCCTGGGTGGCGCTGCGCTGGACGCCCGCGTCGTGGCCTACGTCTACGAGCCGCGCGTGGCCGGGCGCGTGGAGCCGACGATCCTGCTTCCTGAGCAGGTCGCCCACTTCGCGCCGATCCCGGACCCCGAGTTCAACTGGCGCGGCATGAGTTGGCTGACGCCGGTTCTGCGGGAGATCACCGCTGACAACGCCACGACCAAGCACAAGCTGAAGTTCTTCTCCAACGCGGCCACGCCGAACCTGTCCATCTCCCTGGATGCCTCGGTGAAGCCCGCCGCGTTCACCGAGTTCGTCGAGGCGTTCCTGGAGGCCCATCAGGGCACCGACAACGCGCACAAGCCGCTCATCATTGGCGGCGGAGCCGACGTCAAGCCGCTCACGTTCAACTTCCGGGACCTGGATTTCAAGGCGCTGCAGGGCGGCGGTGAGACGCGCCTGGCTTCGGCGGCCGGGGTGCCGCCGGTCATCGTGGGCTTCTCCGAGGGCCTTCAGGGATCCTCGCTCAACCAGGGCAACTACGCCGCCGCCCGCCGCCGGTTCGCTGACGGCACGATGCGACCCCTGTGGCGCAATATCGCCGGGTCGCTCGCGCGGCTGGTCGATGTGCCTGCCGACGCCGAGCTGTGGATCGACGAGCGCGACATCGCGTTCCTGCGTGAGGACCGCAAGGACGCCGCCGAGATCGCCTTCACCCGTGCTCAGACGATCCGCCAGTACGCCGAGATCGGCTACACGCTCGACTCGGCGCGGGACGCCGTGGCGGCTGACGACGAGACGTTGCTGGTCGATTCCGGTGTCCGGTCGGTCCAGCTCCAGGACGCACAGACTGCCCCGGCCCCCGATGCGGGCCCTGATGACGAACCCACCGAGCCCGCAACGGAGCAGAGCGAATGATCACTAAGAGCCTGGGCCAGGTCGAGATCAAGGATGCCGCCAAGGGTGAGGTGTCGGCGGTTTTCTCCACCTTTGGGAAGATCGACAAAGATGGCGACCTGACTCTGCCGACGGCGTTCGAGGATGGCGCCCCCGTGCGCATCAGCGCCTACCAGCACAAGTCCTGGGAGGGCGCGCTGCCCGTCGGCAAGGGCGTCGTCCGCGTCACAGACACCGAGGCCATCTTGGAGGGCCGCTTCTTTCTTCAGACCGCCGCCGGACGGGACACGTTCGAGGTGGTCAAGGAGATGGGCTCCCTCCAGGAGTGGAGCTACGGGTTCGACATCGAGGATTTCTCCTACGAGGAGCGCGGCGAGGACCGCGTCCGCATCCTGGAGAAGTCCAAGATCCACGAGGTCTCCCCAGTTTTGCTGGGGGCTGGAATCGGCACACGCACCCTCGCGGTGAAGAGCGCCGATCCCCTGAAGTTCGGCGAGGAAGCCCAGGCGGTCGTGGCCGCCGTGGCGTCCCTCACCGAGCGCGCTGCCGACGTCATGGCGAAGCGGCGCGAGAAGGGCAAGGGGCTGGGCGCCGATTCGGTGGCCCTGCTGGAACTGGTCGAGGCGGAGCTGAAGAAGCTCTCCGGCCTGCTGACCAGCGACACCGCCCCGGACATCACGAGCGAGCTTCAGCGCGAGTACCTGCGCTATCTCGCTAAGACTCACGCGGCGTAGCGCCGCGCATACCAGGAGAAACCGCCATGACGGCATTCCCTGCCCTGACGGAAGCTCAGGGCAAGCTTCACGCTGCCCAGAAGGCGCTCAACGACGTCTTCGCCGAGGCCGGTCCCGAGATGGACATGGGCCAGATCAAGTCCCTGGACGGCGACAGTCAGGCCAAGATCGAATGGATCCGGGCCAAGAACGCCGAGATGGACGAGCTGGGCACCAAGATCGAGGCGCTTCAGGACGTGGCCAAGGCCGCCGAGCGCTCCCGGCAGCGCGACTCCCAGAACGTCGAGCCCGGCGCTGAGCCGGGCGGATCCACGCGTCAGGCCAAGTCCTTCGCGGACATGTTCATCGAGTCCAAGGCGTTCAAGGGCAAGCAGGGCGCTGTCGGCCCTGAGGCCCGCCTGGATGTCGAGCTGAAGGCGCTGCTGGAGACCGGTTCCGGCTGGGCACCGGAGACCACGCGCGGCCCGCGCGTGGTCGACTTCATCACCACGCCGCTTCAGGTCGCGGACATCATCCCGTCCACCACGACCACGCAGACCGCCATTACGTTCATGGAGGAGACGACCTTCACGAACAACGCCGCCGCCATCTCTGAGGGTGGCGCGTACCCCGAGGCTGCGCTGGTCTTCACCGAGCGGACCAGCCCGGTCCGCAAGATCGGTGTGTGGCTGCCGGTCACGGACGAGCAGCTGGAAGACGTGCCGCAGATCCGGGGCTACATCAACAACCGGCTCCCGTTCATGGTCCGCCAGCGGCTCGACGCTCAGATTCTCACCGGGTCGGGCACCGCGCCGAACCTGCGCGGCATCCTCAACACCACGGGCATCCAGACCGAGGCCGTGGGCGGCGGTACGGACAACTCGCTGAACGCCATCTACCGGGCGCTGGTGAAGGTCCGCGTCAACGGCCAGGCCGTGCCGAACGCCATCGTGATGAACCCGATGGACTGGCAGGACGTCCGCCTGCTGCGCACCACCGACGGCATCTACCTCTACGGCTCGCCCTCGGAGGCCGGAACGCCGCGCATGTGGGGCCTGCCCGTGGTCGAGGCCCAGGCGCTCACCGAGAACACCGCCCTGGTCGGCGACTTCCAGAACTTCTCGGAGCTGGCCACCCGGCGTGGCATCGACGTGCAGATCTCCAACAGCCACGCGGATCTGTTCACGTCCGGCCAGCAGGCGATCAGGGCTGACCTTCGGGCCGCTCTGGTGATCTATCGGCCGTCCGCGTTCAGCACCGTTACCAGCGTCTGATCAGGGAGAACATGTCATGCCTTACTCGGGCGGGTACCCGTCGGTCGGGTCCATCAAGGCCATCCGTGGACGTTACGACTTCGCCGTGGACGGCGGTGCCGTCGGCGACATCGAGCTGAGCGCCAACCTCCCGGCCAACGCCGTGGTGATCGGCGGCTTCCTGGAGGTGGACACCGTGCCAACCTCCGGCGGGTCGGCCACCGTGGCGGTCAAGATCGAGGGGGCGGGCGACATTGTGGCCGCTGCCGCGATCTCCGGCGCCCCCTGGTCGAGCACCGGCCGCAAGGACATCGTTCCCGACTTCACCGGGTCGGCCATGGTCAAGACGACCACCACCCGCAAGGTCACGGCCACGGTCGCCACGGCCGCCCTGACGGCGGGCGTTTTCGATGTCGTCCTGTTCTACGTCGTCGTTCCCGACTAGCAAGGAGAGAACACCATGCAGGCCGAATGCCACATCTGGAAGACCGCTGACGGCGAGCTGGTCGCCGCTGAGAACCCGAAGGCGGCCACCCTCGCCTACGCCCCCGGCGATGAGGTCGAGCCCAAGGACGAGGACAAGGTCCGCTCGCTGAGCGCCGAGGAGCCCGAGGCCGAGCCCGACGCCGAGGTCCAGGACGAGCAGGGCAAGCAGGCCGTGCCCGGTGAGGACAAGGCCGCCAAGCGCGGCGGCGACAAGGCCAAGTAGCCCCACCAGACCCCCAGGAAGGGCCGGACGAGCACTGCTCTCCGGCCCTTCCTGCTGCAACGAGGGAGAGCACGGTGGCCCTGGGCGACCCGTATGCCGACCTGGACGAGCTGAAGGCGTCCCTGTCGCTGACCGACTCGCGTAACGACGCCGAGCTGACCCGCGCCCTGGATGCCGCCTCCCGGCACGTCGAGAACTGGTGTCACCGCCAGTTCAACCGGGCCGACGTCGCGGTCCCGCAGCTGTATCGGCCCTCACGATCCGGTCGGCTCGCGGTGTCGGACATCTGGACCACCGATGGCCTGGTGGTGGAGGTGGATACCGCCGGGGACGGCGGATTCGCCACCACCTGGGCCAGCGATGACTACGTCCTGGAGCCGCTGAACGGCACCGTGGACGGCGTCTCCGGCTGGCCCTACTCCGAGATCTACGCCAGCACCTACAGCTTCCCGTGCAGCCGTCAGGCCCGCGTGCGCATCACCGCGAAGTACGGCTGGGAGGCGGTTCCGCCTCCGATCAAGTCGGCCACGCTGGCGCTGGCCACCGACCTGTTCAAGCTGAAGGACGCCGCGTTCGGCGTGACCGGCGGCACCAGCGAGTTCGCCGCACCCATGCGAGTGCGGGAGAACGCCCTCGTCGTGGCCCTGCTGGAGCCCTATCAGCTCGCCTCCGCCACGGTGCTGGTCGCCTGATGGCCTTCACCTTCGAGGCCGTGATGGAGGGCGTCGCCACCCGCCTGCGCACGATCAGCGGCCTGCGCGTGTCGTTCTACACGCCCGACCAGATCAACCCGCCGCACGCGGCCGTCGGCATGCCCGAGGTCGTCGACTACCACACCGCGATGGGGCGCGGCCTGGCCGAGCTATCCCTGGGCGTGCAGGTCTTCGTCACCTCGGTCGATGACCGCACCGGTCAGCTGGCCCTGGCCGCCTACGGCAATCCCGCAGGTGGCAGCTCGGTCGTGCGCGCCGTTGAGGCGGATCGGCGGCTGGGTGGCGCGGTGAGCGACTGCATCGTCACCACCTTTCGCCCCTTCGGCCGCCAGGACGTCGGCGGGGTCCCCATGTACGTCGGCGAGTTCTCGCTGCGCATCTACGCATCCGGAATCTGAGGAGTTTCCCGTGGCCAAGTCCAAGGACACCGTGAAGGTCAAGGTCATCGGGCCAAACGCGGTCGCGGGCGTCGAGGCGCCCAACACCGTCGAGCTGGATCCCGACAGGTACAACATCCGCATCCTGGTCGAGACCGGCCAGGTCGAGGCGATCGACAAGGTCCCCGAGGGCGACCCCGACCCTGTGGCGGCCTCCGAGAAGAGCGCTGGGCGGAAGGCTAAGAGCTGATGCCCGCCCTGGTCTTCACAGACGCTACGACGTGGATCCACGGCTTCGACTACACGACGCAGAGCAACAACATCACGCTCAACGCCGAGGGCGAAGATCTGGACGCCACCACGTTCGGAGGTAATGGCTTCCGGCAGCGAGTGATGGGACTGCGCGAGGTGTCCAGCGAGCACGCCGGGTTCTGGAGTGGCCCCGTCGATGAGGCGATGTGGGAGGGCTTCGGCAAGACCAACCGCGTTGTCACCGTCTCCCCGACCGGCGTGGAGGGCGGCCCGGCCTACTTCTACCAGGCGGGCCAGTTCTCCTACGAGATCGGCGGCTCCGTCGGCGAGCTGATCCCCTTCAGCATCTCGATGATGAGCTCCAACACCCTCGGCGTCGTGCGCGGCAAGCTCGCCAAGGCCAAGGGCACCGTGAGCGCCACCGGCGCGCTGGGCAGCGTCGTCGAGCTGACCGCCCCCACCTCCGGCCAGTACGTCTACGCCTCCCTGCACGTCTTCGACGCCGGAACGACACTGACCGTGCAGGTCCAGTCCGACACCAACAGCACGTTCGCCACGCCGACCGTACGGGCCACCTTCCCGGCCGTCACGACCGAGGGCGGGTTCTGGCTGGCCCGCGTCGCCGGACCGTTCGTGGGCGAGACGCATTGGCGTATGTCGGTGAGTGCCATCACGGGAACGTTCGAGGTGGCAGGGGCCATCGCCGTTCAGTAGGTCAGGCCGCTTTGGCGCGCTTACGGCGCGCGTGCTCCTTGGCGGCGCGGCGACGGCGCTCCGTCCGGCACTCTTCCGAGCACACATTGGGGGACTGCCCCCGGCGGCGCTCGAAGGACATCTCGGTTCCGCAGATCACACAGTCCACGGTGATGACGGTGAGCGGGGGGCGCGTCCGGTCGCGACTGGCGTCCACGTGTCGGCGGCAGGTCAAGCACTGTCTGCCGCCTTTGTAGATGTAGGTGTTCTCCGGCGAGTACGGATGTCCCTGCGGACACGCCTCCTTGACGGCGTTCTTGGCTGTCAGGCCCCGCCCGCGCAACAGGTTGACGTGCCTGGTCACAGCCTCCAAGTGCCTGGGGTTCGCGCAAGCCCTATTCCGGCATAGGTGGTCCAGCTCCAGCCCCTCCGGCACGGGCCCAACCAGCGCTTCGTAGATAACGCGGTGCACCTGGCGACCTCGCCCCTTGAAGTGCACACGGCCATAACCGTGGCTGATCGCCCCCGTCCAGGTCCAGCACCCGATCCCGCTGGCCTGCTTTTCGATCCGGCCCCAGATCCGGTCCGGGATCTCGTCATAAGTCGTCATCCGACGACCTTAGCACGGAAGGTAACGCAGCAATGGCGGCTATGGTTTTCGTTAACGCCTATATCGAAATCAATGCGGTGGACTGGTCGAACAAGGCCACCAGCGTGACGCTGAACCTCGAAGGC